TATTGTTTTTATACATTTGATTTGATAAATTAAAATAAGACAGATTTGATGGAATAATGATTTTATGAAACCAAAGATTCGTTTCATTATTCAGCAAGCAGTTGAGGAAGGCGTTAGACGTGGGTATCGCCGTGCTTTTAAACACACCCAATCCCCAAGCGAAGAGATTATCTTTGAAACTATTGAGGATTGTGTGTTAACAGCTATTTGTAATTATTTTACTTTTGAAGACCAAGATTTTTGATTTTAAATTACTGACAGTTGATTAAAATAAAAATAATTGACTTTTAATTTGCACTCATAATCATTTTTAATCATCATGCCTAACTGGCTTTGGCGTTCGATACTTGCTACAGCAACTTCAATCCTACTGATTACCGTAGCGCAGTGGGCTGCTTGTAGATTTTATGTTTTTCCATTAGCGTGGCCTTGGTATGCAAGGTACGTCGGGACAAACCAGGGAAAATCTATAGAAGCTCAACCGACCTGTGCTGATAGCGACAGCAGAGCAATAGCTTCTATGATGGCTGTACTAACAACATTAATAAGCCTTAGTCGAAAGGCTGATTAATATGAACTTTAATTTTAAATTTGGTTTGCCGACAAAAACTATTTACACTTCTGCAATTGTAAGTATTTTATTTATTGGAAGTGTAACTTTGGTATCTAAATGTACAAAAATACCTGAAGAAAAAATATACGACATCATAGATGAAGTTCAGAGAGAATTACCCGGCAAGCCCCTAAATGAATTTATAATTAAGGATCCCACGTTTTTGAACAGAAGAATTATTCGCGACGTTGATAATGCAATTGAAAGATATGAGAGTATTATGGAGCATAAAAACGTGCATAAGATTCCTGCTTATGTATCAGAAAAAAAAGCGGATGGTAGTAAAGCTCAAAGTCTTTTAGGGGGCGAAATTCGAATGTGCGGTTCTTGGGTTTCTGACTGCCCTGAATCTGGTTATAATTACAGTAAATAAAAAAATACGGAATCGTGTTTGTTTTAAACGGCCGTCCTTTACAATTAGATGTTCCTTTTGAAACAGGGAATACTCTTTATCCAGCAAATTGGCTTCGGTTAGCTTCACCTGAACAACGAGAAGCTATTGGTATTACTGAAGTCCCAGATATTATTAACCCATATTATGACCAACGTTTTTATTGGGGTTATACCGCTAGTGGAACGTTGATTCCTAAAGATCATGGTGTTTTAATTTCTGATTGGGTTAGTACAACAAAAGTCACTGCAAATACTCTTCTTAGTCCCTCTGACTGGTCTGTAGTTCGTATGGTTGATAATGGCACACCTATACCCAGCGGGGTCCGAACCTGGCGTCAAGATATAAGAAACGCGTGTAATGAAAAAATTTTAAATATAAATACAACAACCTCAACCGATGAATTAGCTAGTTACATAACAAGCTCAAGCTACCCTGTTTGGCCTCCTCAAGAACAACCAGTCGTTGCCGGTGAAGGTAATGTAGGTATTACATCTGACTCCATATTTAATCAAGGTAGCAGGGATAGTGTGTTTAACGGTGTTACTAGTTCAGCAACAATTTATAGTGAAGGTCTATTTGGTGGTAATGGGGAAGATACCATAATCTTATAAAACAGGCATTTCGTAATCTTTAGTGACGTTTACATAATGCTGCCATATAACCTCAGAACTATTTCCTGCCCAATTTGCTACCTGAGCAACAGGTATCTGTGCCTCAATCCACCGACTTATTGCCGTGTGGCGGAGGTCGTAAGGGCGATATCTATTTGTTATTAAACCACTATTATATAATTCTGTCATTCTGTCGTAAAAATAACTTTGAAATGCATATCTATTCCACGGAAATATATAATCATCTACTTGTTTTGTCTTAGATAAAATTTCTTGAGTTTTAATATTTAAAGGAACCCATCTTTTACGATTTGTTTTAGTGGAGTTTTTATATCCATGAGTTAATGTATAGTTACTATGCACTAATATTTTATTTTCTTTTATATCTTCCCATTTTAAAGCGCGTACTTCTCCTGTTCGCATTGCGGTCTGTAACATAAATTCTGCGTAATGAGCCCATCGAGCTTCATTTTTAATTGTTTTAGATTCCAGTGCGTTTAATACAGTTAACGTTTCGATTTGCGGAATAACAATGATATCAATGTCTTCTTGCGGTGGTTTTGGCATCTTAAAAGTTGTGATTGGGTTTTTTTGTATAAGAGCAACATCTTCACTAGCCGCCCACTTATACAGACTTTTAACATACATTGCCACTCTACGACTAGATTTAACCGGTTTTTGCCCGAGAACCCATGTTATTACTTGTCTACCTTCATTTAAATCTGTTATAGGGCATTTGTTTATCCATTTTTCTACTTGTCTATAATCCGACATAAGACTCGTGGGACACAGAGTCACAGCGCGTTCGTTTTTGAATTGGACCCATGCATCTTGTAAAGTGATCGTCATAATAGTAATAAATCAATTTTATTATAGTGTATTAAACGCATAGTAGTTCTACATTATGCTATAGTTTTACATTTTTAAAATTAGAATTTTCAATAGGACTAAACTAAAGTAGACGCTTTTTATGCGTGAGTGTTCCTGAAGAAAGCGAACTTGTTTTTAATCTCAGTTGTCTTCAACGTCGAAACGCCCGTCAAAAGTTTAGAAAAGATATCATTGAATCTTGGGGTAATATATGTGCCTATTGTGGCGACGATAGAGCATATACTTTAGATCACATTATTCCTAGAGCAAAAGGAGGACTTACAAAGAGAGGAAATTTATTGGCTGCTTGTCCTACTTGTAATTTGGCTAAATCAGATATTGATTGGTTACTTTGGTATAGATCTCAAACATTTTGGACGCAAGAGAGAGAAAACGCTATTTGGCATTGGCTTAGTTATAATCATGAACAAAGTATTGCCGCCAGAGAATATGAAGAAATATGTCGACAACCTCTTTGTCTACCTTTGAATATAATCTAATTACTTTTTAGCTAGTTTAGTTACGATACCAGCAAAAATCTCGATTATACGATAAGTTTTAGCTAAGATCTCGTCATCCTTTGGTGTTTTTGTAAGATTTACAATAACCAAAGCTGCCGCGTGGATACTTGCAGCAACGGTCAGAAAAGTAGTCGCATGATCTACAAGTTGAGGAAACATGACTTAAATTAATTTCTACTCAAATACTAGCAGATCATTTCTTTGATAAAATCAAAGTATCAATTTTGTCATTGATTGAGCGTAACCATGTTCTAATTTCATGAAGGTCATCATTTAAATCTTTTTTCAAAACGTAATCTAAAGGTAACTTTTCTATTTTTTCCTCCAAAATATCTAATCTTCTTTTAATGTTTTCAAATCTTTTATCGGTTACTCGTTGCCTTTGTTCATGTAACCATGTGAAAAAAGCCATCAAGCCTGCGAGTGAGGCAACAAGTGCTTCCATTGTCGTCTCCAGACTAACAATTATAGTCTAACTCAACCTTTTAAATTTTTTTGGCTAAACTTTGGTTATACAATATTCTAAGAAATGTCTGAATTCTCTAAAAATCTTGAATTAGACGTGGTTCTTGCCAGTGGGACATCTACTGGAGGACTTCAAAGAACTACATCGAGTCATTTTGATCAACGCCGTCAGGTAAGTGGAAGCGGTGTAGTTGTAGACACCACGAATTCTAAAAAGTATTTAGCTGAAGGCTATTTTGCCCTTTCTGATTTTTATCCTCTAACAATTAATGGCACTGGAATATTACAAGTTAATATTAGAGACCAGTTTGGCGTTCGCAGTGTCGTTGTCTTGAACACATCAGGCACCGAAGTGATGTCTGCAAAACCATCTAAATTAAGTTCTCGGAAAAATTTTGTAAATCAGCAACGAATTAGTGCTTCTGGTACCCACTACATGTATATTGAACTAAACGGTCGTAGTGGTTGTGAGTATCGTATAGGTGTAGATATTTACAACCAATGATGAAAACTTCTGCAAGTGGTATACAATTAATTAAAGAATTTGAGGGATGCGAATTAAGAGCGTATCAAGACGCCGTGAATGTTTGGACAATTGGTTATGGTACAACCACAGACGTTTATCCTGATCAAGTTATTTCTCAGACGCAAGCAGAGGATTTATTAAAAAAAGATTTAATTAAATTTGAAACCAGTGTGAATGAATCATTAAGAGTTCCTATAAACCAAAATCAATTTGACGCGCTCGTAAGCTTTGCTTACAATGTCGGGATAACAGCTTTTAAACAATCGACTCTTTTAAGGTTGATTAACGAAAAAACAAATAAGAGAATAGTCGCTTCCGAATTCTCTAAATGGGTAAAAGCTGATGGTAAAGTATTACCTGGTTTAGTCACCAGACGAAAAGCGGAAAGTGAATTATTCTTAAAAGGTACAAAAAATGATGTTTTGGCTCACACAATTATTGCTCAACGCGACACGTGGCTTAAGCGCAAACCAAATCAAGCCTCTGTTTTAACACCCGAGCAAAAACTCTTTGTGCCTAAGGGAAGTGCCCATGCTTGGATTAATATTTCAATCATACCTGGAGAAGCAGATTATAAAGTTACATTGGAAGATCAACCCGATCAAACCTGGTGGTTTTACCCATCCCATTGGAAGATTATTAACGACCCTAAAAATGAAGTTCCAGAATCTCAATTAAAACACGAAAGTAAACTTGTATTAGATGTACCTTATTTTTCTCAACGAGATAATAAAAAGGATCCACTACGTTCTTGTTTTTCAAGTTCTTGTGCAATGATGCTTAAATATATAAAACCGAATAGTATTGTAAGCGATGATGAATACATGGTCACTGTATATAAATATGGGGATACTACGGAATCCTCTGCTCAAGTAACCGCTCTAGAACAATATGGTTTAAATGTTAAGTTTCAACAAAATGGAGGATGGAGTGATATTGATTCTCAGTTGGAGAAAGGTTTCCCTGTTCCTATCGGAGTGCTTCATCAAGGACCTGTAAGTAAGCCTACCGGTGGGGGACATTGGCTTACTGTAATAGGTAGAAATGAATCCAATACGGGTTATATTGTTAATGATCCTTATGGTGAAATGGATCTGATTTATGGAGGATATTTAAATTCAAACGGGTCTCACTTGGTTTACTCTAAAAAAAATTTAGGCCCTCGCTGGGAAGTAGAGGGCCCTGGGTCCGGGTGGTACATTCAAGCTCTTAAATAATTTTTAATAATCTTTAGCATATTCTTGGGAGATTTTAGGCTAGGATTCAATCTGCCTAAGTTTTTTTATGAATTTAAATTCTTCTATAAAGTCTTTTGATGTTTCAGCAGAACAAGATAAAGCTGACTTTATGGAAATTTTGTACCAATACTACAAACCTGAAAATAATTGTTTTACTGGTTTGTGGGAAGAATTTAAGACAGATGTTGCTTTAATTTTACGTAATGAAATTTTAAGCACTTTGAAAAATGAACGATAAAAAAGAAACAGCTTCTTTTATTAAAAATGAAACTTTCTCTAAACAACCACAATTGGTATGCCACTCCTGCGGTGAGAAATATGGCATAAATTTTCAATTAGAAATAAAAGAAATCCTTTCTCAATACAAAAATGAATTTTCTACTTTTAATAATGGTTTCTGTGAGGTGTGTTTAAAGTATAAAGCAGTTACAGATCCAAGAGACTATGGGTACTTACATTCGGGGTGGGAAATAGGTTCTTTAGTTTCAAAGATTAAAAATTATTAATACTAATGTTTTCTCTATGTAAAATTAAATAAATAACATGGTTTTATGGCTGATCGCAACAGAGATTATGAGAAGGAATATAACGAATATCATGCTTCTAATGAACAGAAGAAACGTCGTGCAGCTCGGAATAAGGCAAGACGTCATTTAGAAAATGAAGGGAGAGTACACAAAAATGACGGAAATGATGTAGATCATGAAAATGGCAACCCTCTGGATAATAGCCCTGCTAACATTAGAGTAATGTCCCGTAGCGCCAACAGATCTAAACACTAATGGCTATTATTCCTCGGCCCGGTGAAAATAAAATACCTGCGGAATTAAAGCCGTTAGGTGGACTAGCAGCTTTGCCTCCTAGTCTTATGACGGCAAACACACCTTTAGAAATAGGCATTAGGCGCGGGGTACAAATTGATGATTCTAATCGAATTGCAGCCCAGATTCAGCACAATCGCGGTGTTTACTCAAGACCACCCGTGGGACCTGTTGAGTACAGTGAAGGCAATATTAAAAAAAGCACTGAGTTGACCGGTATTGCTGGGTATAACCAGAAAGAAATTCCTTTCCGCGATAGCGCGGATGATATGAGTCAAATGCAATATATGGCTTCTCTCGTACAAAACACTCCGGAGCAAAGAAAGGTGCTTCAACAAGAAATGTTAAATCAAAATCAATATTTTTTAAATACACAAGAGATTAACGATAACAAAATCGTAACCAGTCATAATACTCCAACGAATCTAATGGTTTTAGCTAAGGTTAAAGCAATGAAACAGATAGGTAAGTGATGGATAATGATTTTCCCGTTCGTATGGCAGGGTCTCGCCTAGGTTTAGAACCTATACGTATGGTAGGTTTAACACCCTCTTTAATTACAAAAAGAATTAGATATCAAGCAGCATTCCCTCGTACGTAGATTTTGCCAATCAAACTGTAATTTAAATAAATATACATAATCTAACATGTATAAAGTTCATTTAAGTTAGGTAATCCCAGATGGTTGGTTGAATATTAACTACAGATAAAGCGAAGGCGGGCTTGATTAGGCCCGCCGTTAAGTCGCTCTGCATACGCATTCTTTTATTATAAAAGATTATTCCATAAATCAACATTAGTTTTGATATTTTCATTATTGTTTAATATTTGTTGCTGTGTTCCCACGGGTTGAACAGGAACTTTCATTGTCGCTTGTTGAGCAACGACCAAAGCAGTTTGTTGTTGCAATACATTTATTTGATGAAGTAATTGCTCTTGTTGAGCTAACGCCCAATTTTTAGCGTTTTGACTAAGTTCATTAAGTGCGTTAGCCGGGTGAGGGAAGGAGTATACAACCCCTTTATTTGTGGTGATTACCTGACCGTTTTGCTCAACAATTAATTCTTTTAAAAAATTATTTATACGTTCTATATCAACGTTGGTGTTAATAGCGAGTTGTTCTGCCGAAATTATTCCTTTATTTATCTCATATAAACGACTAAAGTTGGATGATACATTTGTAGCTTCGGCAATTTCTTTTTCTTTATTTCTTTTTTTCTCAGATAAAATAGAGACCCCATATAGAAATCCTCCTGAAGCGGCCAATGTGGGAGCGAACACTGTGGGCTGAAGTGAGGCGGTCACAACACTCGCTACGGCACCTAAACCAACAAGAACGCCAAAAAAAGAACTAGGTTGTTTTGTTGTCATGAGTTTCAAAAGCAATTTTCCAAAGGTTGTATGTTGGGTTTGATGCCCATTCAATCGGAGAGGGGAGACGAGTATCTCCGTATGACGCACGGTCTGTAGTGACATCATATGGCTTTAATTTTAAACCAGTTATCACTGCTTTGCCTCCAAGTAAACGAGGTTCTACGTTTTCAATCTTTAGAACATTCTTTGCTGTTTCTTTTAAACGATCTACAAATCTCTGTTTTGCTGCATGTTTATAGCCGTTTGATTTACAAAAGTTCACATAACTTGCATACAGTTCAACATACGCATTTTTTACATACAATCCTCTTTCACTTTCATCTGTAGAGGGACGGAAAGCACCTCCTCCTATACCTGTCTTGGTATTTGGAGCATATAGACAACAGTCTGAAAGCCAAGCACAGATTGGATTATTGAAAACTAAAGCCTCAATATTTGTAGCGTTCAATGTGGGACAGTGTTTGACTGGGTTGCTCAGCACATCCCGCATATTGTCTTTCGTCATAGATAATACCCAACTTATAATTCCAGATAATTCTGTAACAAATTCTCCTTCTATACGGTCTTCATATACATTTATAAGATTTTTACGTTGTGAAGGGGGAACAACTTTATCCATCACAATTGTTAAACGACGCCTTTCTAAACCACTACTGATGTCAGAAGAAGAAATGTGTTCATTAGAAGCAATACACACCAATAATTCTGGTTTAAAATTAATTGTTTGCGTTCCGTACTTTCGTTCGGCTCGTAAAGTATCAGAGGAAGAAGTTAATTTTTTTAGTGTATCCAAACGCTTTGAGAACGAAGCTTCGTCTGTAAGTAGCAATAAGCGTTTACCTATGAGATTATGAGTTTCAAAACGATTATTTTCAATTGTTTCCAAATCGCTCGTGTGTGTTCCACCAAAACCGGCAAGAGCAATTAAAATCTGCTGCAACGTGGATTTACCAGTGCCTCCCGGTCCGATTAAATGTAAAAACTTTTCTCCCGTTGTATATCCCGTCACTAGAGCTCGTAAAAAAGCTTGAATAATAATTACTTTATCACTTCCTACAGCGTTTTCTAACCAAGCAATAAATTTAGGACAAGAAGCTTTTTTATCGTAGTCATAACATAGTTTTGTACGTAAAAATAAATCTTTATGATTACCAGCGTCAAATTGTTGTGTGTCTGGATCTAAGATACCGTTTTTAAAAGGTATAAATCGACGACCTTTATTCCATATAGTAGTGCGTCCGCCATCAATTGAACGAAGCATTTTAGCTTTAAGTATTTGATATACTGAGGCGACGGTAGCCGAGTTATATTTAGGTAGCACACCTGCTACAACAAAAGTGTCTAACGTTTTTATAATCCTACGCTTGATGTGTTGATCGTCTTGTAAGTACCAAATCCCTTGGTCATCGTCATAAGTAAAAAATTCATCTAAAGTTGAGTCAAACAAAAACTGGTCACCATAGTTATTAACAATGACATCAGCAATATCGTTTTCTGAGAATTGCCTATTATTTTGTTGAAGATTAATTAGCTGAGAGGGAGTTGCAGGTGTGGTAATCATTGAATTTGAATTTAGTGTGAGTGTTGGTTTGGGTGTTAATGTGGATGTTGTTTGTAAAGAGTCTTCTGAAAAAATGTCAAAAGCCAATATTGAATTAGCTGGTTTTGATTTTTTACTCTTGATGTCTGATTTGATTTGATCAGGACAAAAAACCTCAAAAATGTTTGTGTAGTGAGACTTTAATTTTTTCCAAGGGGCAAGGTCTCCATTCTCTACCGCTAAAGAAATAGCTGGTTTTAAAGATGGAACATCAGTTATGCTGTTTAAGATCCGATTAAATTTGCCATCAAGCTCTGGTGCGTAGTCATACAGAGCATAGAACGCACGGTGTGCTATGTCAAGAGGTTTTTCTCGTGTTGGGATTTTTGATTCTCGTAGCCAATTGCACCAGCCTATAATTTCTTTAAAAACCACAGCCATCGCAAACGACCTATCCTCAACTTGATTCCCCTCAAGAATTTCTTTAACTGAATTGCTTACAAGTTTGCTTATTTCTACGCCCTCATTAGCGTATTCAACATTAAATCCCTCCAAAGGGTCTGATTCTGCTGATTCTTCCTTAGGAAGTTTACTGTATGCAATAAATGCCTCGTCAATTTTTGTAGAGGGTATAAACTTATCTGTTACACAGATTAGATCTTCTTTATTTTTCGAACCGTAAAAAAGGTTTACAGTTAATGTTGCTCTGCGATCTGATCCTGGAATCTGTTGTGATATTTGCCTCGTAAACCATTGAAAAAAATCTGGATCCAATATTGGTTTTTCTAAACCAAAAATTAATCTGAACCTAGGCCAATCCACTGTGGAACTAGGTGAATAATAAGCGCATGATAGATATTTTTTACATAAGGTTAAGTCAAGTGCTTCAACGGGTGTTAATTCTTGTTTTTGTATTTTATCACCTTCATTTGTTTTTCCATCTGACTGATTATCAATATCAATAATAATTAATCCCGCTTGTATACATCCTGTCTTATCTTTAACACGTTTACCATCTATTAAATGCCACGCACAAAGACCTTCGCCATTTTTTAGCTTTTCAGAAATAAAATGTATATCTTCATTAACCGGGATCCAATTTTCGTTAAACGATTTAAAATTACCGCCTGCACTAATTTTTCCTGTTTTTGGATTTAAATATTTTTTGACTTGAGAATTTAACGAACAAATAAATTGCATGGGCCAGCTCCGTCTTACTATTTTGACACAATCTCCTGTCTTTAACCACGATTACAGTTGGAAGCTCAGATTAAACTTTTGAATAAAATTTTTTTAAAATAGCCATCCATTGTTTTTTATCTATTTCTAACTCATTTGCTCCAAATGTAAAAATCTGAACTGAGTATTCTGGGACTGATGTAGATACAATTATTTTTGTTTTATCTATATGAATTCCTAGACAATGCTCTGCAGCAATCGAGTACGCCGCTAATTGTAATTTTGTTTTCTTTAGTTTAAATACACCACTGACCAAAGCTTTACGAGTTTTTTCGTCTAAATCAGAGTTGGCTTTTGGGAATTTATAACTATAAGGACCTGTTGAAGTCTTTAAGTCTGCAAGTACACACTCTCCATTTTGATCTTTATAGATTATATCTGGACACCCAGCGTATCCCTGACCTGTAGTATTGTTATAGTAATGAATCCTACCTACACCATCATCACCGATATATTTTGACCATCGTGGTTGGTTGTACGGTTTTTCCGACCAAAGAACTTTACTATTTTCTAAAAGCTCATCTAACTTTTCTGGTAAGTCTTTCCAAAAAGGAATTAATTCTTGAGGAGGTTTAACAGTCAAACCTCTAATATGGTTTTCAACTGCACCGTGTATCCAAGAACCTCTGGCTGTCGCTGTATCTGACATACCAGGGTTAAGCACATTCCAATGGGCTAGCTTTCGCTGCGTATCTTCTGATTGTGTAGCAGATAAAACACTTGTTACTGAAGGTAATGGTCGGTGTACTCCATCACAAACGTAATGACGTAAACCATCAATTGTTAGACGAGTTTGGGACACAATCTTGTGTCGAATTATTTTTACTCTAGCTTATTTTTATCAGAAAGCATTAACAGGACATCTATTAGTATTGAACTCTTGTGAGTTATCGTCATCATCGTCATCCTCTTCGTCTTGTGATTCATCTATATCTGAATCATTATCAATAAAAAATTCTGACTTTTGATACTCAAATTCTTTACAACGACTGTTAAGGTCTTCCGCTAGACATATTCCAGCCATAAAACTATCTACAACTATTTCACCGCACTCGTCTGCGGTTCTAGCGCTACCGTCCGGACCAACACACTCTTGAAGTAGTTGGTTTGATACGGTTAAGGCGCAAAGCTTGTCTATTTTTTCGTTTAGCTTTATCAGATTTTCTATAACAGATTTCTGAAAGAGCTCAAATTTTACAATACGGGATGTCATGTTGGGAGTTCCGGAAGGGATCCGATGTTTTCCCAATTTACTGCGTAACTGATCATCGTGCCATCCATCCACTCGTCTGGTTTTTGAAAAACAAACCAACAAGCTGTAACAGAGTCTTTAGCGGATCCTACTGCTCGGAATTTTGGCCGTGGTGATAAAACTACCATGTTTGATAATTTATTTTTTAAAAGAAATGTTCTACGCTTAAATACAGGTTCTAAGAAAGATAACCTATCTAAAATGGCAATTCCGTTTATTGCTATTGAAATGCCATATTCCATAATGTATTCGCTATGATCTTTTAAACCCATGGTTGAGCACACAACCCAGTCATATTTTTTTTCTCGCATAGATACCCACCAGATTGGATCGAGTAAGTTGTTTAAATCTTCATTTGTTGTAACTGTATTTTTATGTTTTTGAAGTTGTGTGCTTAAAACATGATTAGGATCATAAGGTACCAAGATATTTCCGGTGATAAAAGTGTGTTGAATTAAAGTATGTGTTACGGCCTCTGGAACATTATAAAACTCAGTCATGAGGATCGTGTGGGGATCTATAGTTTAATGGAAGGAACGTTGCCTGTCTAGCGAAGAATGATTATGATCGACATATTCCAGGTTTACCAAATGTTAAATCTTGAGTGGCTTGACACAGAACAGAATTTTTTACATCAACGTGTTCTCATGGACGCTAAAAAATTAAATAAAGAGCAACTCTTAGAGATTTTTGTAGCTACACATAAACAGCAACTGATACATAAACGTCTATTTTCTTCTTTAATTTCTTGGTGCGCTCGGTCCGGAGTAATTCTTCCTCCTTTAACTGAGCTTTTATCCCCACGACAAATAAAACACCCTTTATTAAAAGACAAGCCTAAATGTGCCTCCAATTTATCCGATGAATGATTCTATGTATCTGGGAAAGACTCATCCCATATAAAATACTTAATTCTTTTTGAGTTTTACCTTTTCTATACAAAAACCTAAGTTGTCTAACATTTGTTTCTGTTAAAATTGCTCCTGGATTGTTCGTTCCTTGTTTACTTTTGTAATTAGTTTTAAAAGGATTTATAAGTTTGTGTCCATCTTTAACTAACAAAATCTCTTCTGTTGTAAATTTTAAATTACATATAGGACATACTCGTCGACGAGTTTTTCCGTTTTTCTTTTGTCGGACGCTTAAAACCGACGTGGTGATGCTAATGCAATTTGGATTTGGGCAAAACATTTTAGAAACTTAAAAAATTTAAAACAAAAAGCGCCGGTATTACCGACGCTTAATTAGCTTGAATTGCAATTCTACATTAAAAATCTACTCCTAAAACTTTAGCTTGTTCTTCAGTTAACTCCACAGATTTTTTTCTTTTCGGTTGCGGAGGATCAGGTTTGACTACGATTACATCTTCTGAAGCTGGAGCTCCTACTGGATTAAACATACGGGTAGGATCATCCGATAGCTGCGGTCGGGCAGCCGCAAATTGTGCTTTAATTTCCGAGTGATCAGAACCTAAGGGAAGCTCAACTAAATCTGAACCAGGGATGTGAGATTTTAAACAATGAACGACTGAGTCAGTGCCAGTTGAGTCAAGCCACAAAATAATGTCCGCAATCAATTTTTTCTCCCTTTCATTTTGAGCAGGGCGATCCTTAAATTCTAAGGCGTTAAAATTAATTTTTGCACCATCTGCCCCTGTTAATGGGTCTCGTTCGTTGAAAGAACGAGTAACAAACTTGCTAGATGTAATTACGGATGCGCAATTTATTCTGTTGTTGTAAAGGGTTTGAAAATATGAGATAAAATTCTTTTGACTAGACTTACCCGAAATCATCGCAGTAGTTACACAACGAGGAGGTAGTAAACGATGTTCTGGAGAAACCCCTATGAAAGCAATACGCATAAACTCTTCTTGGTTTCGCATCCCTAGATTTCCAAAATAAGGCGTAAAACCTAAGAGGATAAATTCAATCGGAATTCCATTGTCATTTGCATCGATAATCGCGGATTCGGAGTCTATATCCGACTTCCATCGTCTAGCTTGCAAGTCGATGCGCAACGTGTGAGGAGGAACATTTGCAAGAATTTCGTCTTCAGAAAATTTACCAGCAATGAAAACCATAATTAAGTACCAGAATTAGAGGGAAAAATCAATTGAACCAATAGCCGCCGAAGCAACTTTTCCTTTTTCAGGATCAACTGCTTTTTTTGGGGCGGACTTTGATGACTTAGGTAGATACAAAATCTTGTCCAAAGTGTAATTTAAATAGTTTTTATCATCTTTCTCGCTCGTAGAAACTTTACCTACTGCAATAGTAGGGGTTCCTGGAGCTAATTCTGACAGTTGCTTTGAAAGCTCTGCCCATGCGGTCAGTTTAAACCAACAAGTTTCAGAATTTTCAGCCTGCCAAGCTAATGACCGGTTTGTAACGGTCGTGTCTGACAGTTCAACTTCGTCCGCTTTGGGACCTAGACCGCCTGCGGCTATAAAAAGGTTTATAGCAAGTAAGTCGTCAAAATTTTCTTTTGAGACAATCAGCATAGGTTGCATTTGTAGCACCCCATCTACCGTGGCCCTAGTAGGACCTATCGCTAACACAGAGTCATTTTTTTTAAGTTGCAGAAGAAGTTTACCTACATAATGGTTTTTGTCTTGTATTAACTGGACCTTTGTGACTACTTTTTTTTCGTTAGATGGGAGAGCTTCAGTCAACACGTTAATAATACCATCGTTATCTTGTGAGGGATCTACGATTTTAAGACCCAGAAGAAAGATGTTCATGCTTTAATTTCCGGTAAATAGTCGAGCGGTGTACTTTTAATGCCTTAGCTGCTTGGTTTATACCAGAGCCTTGACTAATAAATGCTAACAACATATTGGTATCAGCGCTAGACAATTTTGAGTTTTTTCCAGTTTTGTATGAGAAATGATATGGATTTATACAAGATTTACAATTACAGCTTGGACGAGCTATGACTCCTTCGCGTGGCACATCTAAATATTTTAAAATTAAATTTCTAACATAAAACCGGTTTTTAAATATGTATAAACAAGGAACGTTATTACTAAAATTTCCATCCCAAGGATCACATAATTTATAATTAAATAAATTTAAAGCTAATTTTTTAAATAAATTTGACAGTTTTGTTTCCGCGCAATCACCATATTTTAGTTCGTAAGAATTTGCGTTTAATGACCGACAAATATCTTCTGCTTGAGCAACAGCGTGGTTATTATTATTAGCACATACGTGTAGTTTTAAAATGTTGTTTTTCTTTAATATTTTTATTTCGTAATCTTTTTTTAAAGTCAATGCAAAACCTCAATAAAATTGGTCATAGCTTATAAAACGTCCTTCATCGAGATCATAATAACCCTCTCTGTTTTGTCCATCATCATTCACTTGTTTTGTCTCTGGCGCACTGTTTGCAGCTTGCCAATATTGCTCAACAACACTAGGCTGTGATGCAGCAGCAGAATTATCTGGCTGTGATGGAGCAGAAGAATTTATTGACTGAGATGGTTGATCTGCAGCTTGAGTGGTTTGTGTAGGAGCATAGAAAGCAGTGCCTTCGTAAGTGTATCCTAAGCTTCCTAATGTTTGCTGTTCTTTAGGGTCAGTTGACAGTATGTGAGCTCCCGTAGAGGGATTGTAATAACGTTCTACTGCTTCAGTACCTTCTTTTTTTTCACTGTAGGCTGCACCAACAGTACCTTCTAGTACATAACCAGCTCTTGAAGCCGCATCAATTTCTTCTTTACTGGAAGTCAATAAGTGATTGCCAGTTTGAGGGTTAAATAACCTAGATACATCTTTGGCGCCTTCAACTGAATCTTTGTTTGCGAAAAGTTTAAAAGAAGGTCCTTCCAAAACATAATTTTTTAAATTTTCGGCACTAGGATTAGAAGTATAAAGGTGTTTAGCTATTGTTGGGTCGTAATAACGACTCATTGCCATTATTTGTGGTTGCTGTAAAGGTATATTTGGTTTTGGTGTAGTATCTGTAGCTGGTGGTTTATCATCTTTTTTAGGTTCTTCAGGAGGTTCTGGTGGCGCAAAAGGAATTTTATCTATAGGTTTAGTAGGCTCAACAAGAGGCTTTTCAGGCTTTGAATCATCATCTCCGCCCCCACCATCGTCTGAACTTTCAATGTCAACTTTGGAGGATGCCGGATAATTTATATTAGGAGAGGAACCAGGAGGTGGAGAAAAAGTAGGTGTTGAAGGTGCTGAAGGTGCTGAAGGTGCTGAAGGTGTTGAAGGTGTTGAAGGTGTTGAAGGTGTTGAAGGTGTTGAAGGTGCTGTAGATATATTATTCGATTTAGGCAAAAACTCCGTATCTAAAGGTCTTGCGTAACGTATAACACCCCCTTTTTGATGCGAGGGTTTGTTATAGCTTAGTCTATCTCCCTTGATATTAAATTTGTCGCCAGCGTATTGGGGTTTAATGAATTGATCGAAAAAATCTTGTCCTAAAGAGTCTAAAAATTCTTTTGTTGAATCGTCTAAATTTGTCGATGTGGATGTTGCTTTTGATATACTTGTAGGTTGTGTCGTATTTGTTGTAGATAAATTGTTTTTTGCTGCTGAATCAGGTCCTTCGCCTGCCATTCTGATTGATTCTGTATCTTCTTGCTCTGTAATACCAAGAGCTTTTCTTTCTTCCGGCGTGGAAAGCTCTAAATAATTCTTGGGAAACAATGTGTCACCAGCCGAAAATGACTCACCTGGTATTAATTTTTTTCCGCCTAGAAAGTAAGCCACGAGATTTCTAATTAAAAAGTTTAATAATTAAAGAATTGTCCGAGAGTCATAACTAGCGTCTCTTTTGGGTTGTTCTTTTCTGACCTTTATGGCTGGTTTGTATATCCTTTGTAAATCAGGAAAGTAGCGAGTTAAAAGGGAGGGATTATCTCCTTTTTGTTCTGTGGCCTGACTAAAAGTATCCCCTGCAAACCGCATAGTTTTTTTTAGACTCTGTTTTATACTAGCAAATCTACAAACTAATTCTTTGGACCATGGATCTATATAATTTATGTCCTTTACGAACTACTATATCTAGAGTTTTTGCGTGGAGAGAAGCTTCTTCGTAAGTATTGAATCTTTTGGCATTATCTCGGTCTGCACAATAAGTCACTACTTCATTTCCTTGTAAAAAAGAGCATAGGTATTCTCCATAAAGGTTTTGGATGACCCATGCCTCTTGGATTGTTAGTTCAGGTTTTAAGGCCATTTCAAGTTATATTGAAGATAAAGATTTCTCTGAAAGTTTAGTCATTTTGCGGCCCATGAACTTCCTATTGAAGCGTCAGCAGAGGAAGGAACTGATTTTAAAACTGTTTCAGCCGCTTTGATCATGGTCCTTTCAAGTATTTCTTTATAAAACTCAGTTAATTCTTCCTTCACTTCTAAAACCAATTCATCGTGAATAGCAGCAACTAAACGTACATCTTTATTCAAGTGTGTATTTAAATTAGCAATTGCTAATTTTAAAATATCAGCTCCGCTTCCCTGAATAAGTGTGTTTGCACTACACATCATAGTGGCGTCGTCATAACTTAACAACCTCCTTCTGCCGCAAGCTGTTCTAATATAAGCCCATCCATCCTGAACTAAAGATGCTCTTTCTTGGTGCCAGGCACGCAAACGAGGGTAAGCCAAGTGAAACGCAGCGTGGGCAATTTTAGCTTCCGATAGACTGATCATTTTTCCACTTTGCGCCGCATATGTTTTGTACTTTCGATACCCCATTCCATACAACAGTGCAAAGTTTAAGGTTTTTCCTTCCTGTCGTTGTTCCTTTGTAACTGCAGAAATGTCAATCTTATATATGAGACTGGCAGTTAAAGTGTGTAGATCAATCTCTTTATTAAAAGCTTCTTTCATCTGAGGTATATTTATTAATTCTGCGCCTAGTCGTAATTCGATTTGAGCCCAATCGCATATTACCAATTTGTATCCAGGGGAGGCAATGAAACATTCCCTAAAATCTTTTGACCGTGGAACTTGTTGGATGTTTACTGCATAAACTGTTTTACTTTGTGTTTTATTTGTTTTAGGAGCGCCGTTGCTGGTAAACCTTCCTGAATTTGCACCTACTTGATTGTAACCAGAGTGTATTTTATGAGTTATTGGGTGTACATTACTAATTAATTTATTGACATGCTCTAAACGAGTTTCAATTTTTGTTCGTTCACGATACAAAATTAAAGTCGAATCTTCACTATCAAACTCTGAAAGAGCGATTTGATTAAGTGTTGTTTTACCTGTCGTGTTATCTTTTGGTAAATCTATACCGCAAGAGTTGAATACTTTGATGATCTGATTTGTCGATCCTGGATTAAATTCCTTCTTTGGTTTTTTACCTACAGCAATAGAACCGTCACTAGATCTTGGAAGCTTGCATTCTTCTGGTAATCTTAAATCGAGTTCATCAATAAATTGTTTAGTTTTTGCATCTAATTCATCTTCAATTTTTTTACGTAAGACAGCTAATTTTGTTAAATCGACTCCAAAACCTATGTAACACATTAATGCCACAGGTCTAATACATTGTGATTCAACACCATAAATAGATATTAAATTTTCTTCACGTAACTCATTCAATTGGTCAGAAGCAATCTGTGGTAAAACATCAACATCTTTTGCAGCATATTCAATTTGTTCTAAAGTCAATTCTGTTTGAGACCAATCGGTTTTACGTTGTTCTTTATCTAACTCAATATTTAATCTTCTTTGTGTTATTGCTTTTAAACTACAAGAAATATCTGCAAAATAAGTTTTCTGAGCTTGAGGACTAATTTTTTTCTCTTTAAAACCAGAACGGAGAATACGTTCTGCGATGTATGTATCAAAAATTTTATTTTTAAAGTCAATTTTTAAATCATATAAAAACTGTAAATCAAAATTTAAATTTTGACCAATAATCATCTCGCGAGATTCAATGAGATTTTTTAATTCAACGTCAACTTTAATCTTAAATAAGTCAAGAACATGAATAATACGATCCTTATTAATTGGATCACTGTCACACAACTGCAGTAAGCGCGGTTTAGCCAGCCTTGCCTGCAATCCTGTAGTTTCGAAGTCAAGACAAATTTTTTGAGATTGGGTGAGAATTTCAATGGCTTTAGTGTAATTCTCTAGTGTTGTTATGTAATTGATTTTCATTTGATTTTAAAAAAATAAAAAGGTGTCTAAGTGATCAAAATACAAAGACACCCTTAGTTTAAAATTAATAAACGTCGTCGTATACTTTTTGTTTCATATTTTATTCTTTCTCTTATTCGGACACCACATAACATAATAAGTCTATGTATTTCTTGATTTCTCCAGCATTATTATTAATGGTATTACAGAGTCTTTCCAGTAAGCAATCTACCTCAACACACCTTTCGGATAAAGTTTTTGAATTAGGTGTAGTAGTCATTTAAATCTGCCTGTAAGACTAAACATGACGAGATTTATAAAATTTTACAAGATAATTTTCAATGTCTCCCCACGTTTCTTTAACTTCATTTCCTTTATCCGTTATTTTAAATGTATAAAACATTCTTTTCATCGTTTCAGCCTTGGAGCTAGCGTTCTCTCGTCTTGAACCGCAGGAATACTGCTGACTAACAGACAACAGCCCATTATGGTCGCAATATAACAAGCCCGAACGAAGAGAGATATATAAAGGGCAGACGTAGAAAGAATCACGGCGATTTACTCCTGAGTTTAATTCGATTGGATCAAACGTTTTATCAGAATTTTTTTTAAAGCCACGGTATACAATCGATGTAGATTTAATTTTATAGTCAGAATAACACTTGTTTACAAATTCTATTGCTATGTCTCGTATTGCGCGATATTTTGTAGTTGAACACAGATTAAGCAGTAAAGCTGCTCCAACACTACGGTAACAAATAGATTTATTTAGTTCTTCTACGATATCAAGAGTGCTTTTAATTATATTACTTTTATTTTTGTCTGATTTTTTTTGAACTAAAGACGAATAATGAGGCGTGGCCTTTTCAGAAGTCGCAAGTTTAAATGCAAGAGATGCAAGCGCAGAGCTCTTTTGATCTACACTAAGACTAAATAGCTTATCACTATCCATAACATTGAAACCGATTACGGTCTCAAGGTCAATTTCAAAAGGTTGTTTTGCTTCGGCAGCTTTCATTAAAGCCATTGCTTCTGGGTCTTCCAAGGTGCAACCTCGGTATTTGAACTTGACGTCCATAAAAAAATCCGTTTACAAGGTCAATGTAATAAGTGTTATAGATGTGTCAAGTGGGTTTATAAAAATTTAATATTTCCTTGATTCTAAATCATATTGAATAACTCTTACGTTCGACAGAGTTTGCCTCAAC